GGCAGCATCGACTCCAGCTTGGAGAGACGCTCACCCAGGCCCATCATGGCCGACTCAATCATGCCGGCGATGGCTTTCTTGTCTTCGTCGTTCATAGGGGAAAGTTCTTCGGGTTTCATCGAAAACAACCCGTCGGCATTTGCCGCGGGTTCGCTGACCAGATCGCAAGAGTAGATTTCCGAGCAGCGTTGAAGGACCGTTTTCTTGTCGTTCGCAAGTTCGGTCGGACCGCTGAAGGCGATGGACATTCCGAACGTGTCCGGAATCTTCTCGGCAATCTCGAAGATGTACGCGCGGTGCGGCGTGTTTTGCAGAACGTGGAAGTTCGCGATCAGCTTGTTGCCGGCGATGCGGAAGTCGGTCAGGTATCCGACGATGTCGGCAGCACCGCCGCCGTGGTCCATCTTGACCTTGAGACCGCCAGAGTAGGTTTCGGCCTGCGCCTTGACCTGCTCAATCGTCGTGGCGTCGATATTTACACCGTGGCCTAGTGCTCGGCCTTCGGTGATGACGGCAACGTCGTGAATGACTCCGGTCGATTCGTCGATCTGCCCGACAAAGCCACGGGCAAAGTAGCAAGGGAACGCTTCGGTCATCACAATTACCGCAAGCGTAAAATCACAGACCGTCGTTGTCCTTCTTATCCAAGCCGTTGACCTTCTTGTGTAGCCAGATCATCGACAGAACAGAGACGCCGATGGAGGCGACACCAGACAAAATGGCGATGACCACCTGTATGTTTTGCAGGCTGATGATAGTGCCGATCCATGCGCCGGCATTGGCAAAGAATAGTCTAACTCCGGCGTGGTCGTTCATTTGCGTTGAATTCCCGATAGATAACCAACAGCACCGCCTACCAGCGAAGAACCCAGAGCCGTCAGGAGTTGCGTCGCTGCGTCACTGATTTGGTGATCTTCGCCTAGTCGGTAGGCGAGATAGAAAGCGCGGCCAAAAGCGCCGAGTGCAATCGTCAGCACAAGCACCACAGCGCCTAGCGCCAGAATGATTGCGACTCGATCTCTCATTTGCGCGGCGGCGGCGAGATTTGGCTGGTCATGCGCGAACCGAACCACCACGCGACCGATGTCCCAGCGAGCATCTGAAAAGACTGGAGTGCGTTGGCTTGCACGACTGGGTCGTCAATTATCAGCACAGCAACAAACGCACCCACGACAAGGAATGCGGTCAGGATAGGACGAGTCACCGCTCGAACGTTGGCGGCCCAGGTTGCCACCTTCTCGCTCATATCCGCGGCACTAGCAGTCTGCGATGCGCTGAACGCCTGCCATGACGAGACGGCCTCGGCGCTAGCTGCTTGCTTGTCGAGCAATTCCAACTGGAACTGGTTATCTACCTTTTTTTCGCGGAGGCGCATCCAGGTCGTAGCGAGGCTGCCGACCATGCCGAACAGACCGCCAGAGCCAGCGTTAAAAAGCAGTTCCGTTATCCAACTCATCAAAAAAGGCGCTGGCGTTAAACGGGAACGCTCGGCCAATTAACATCGAACGGGAATCCGGCCTGATCCGGTAGGTCGCGCAGTGCTTGTCGATAGCTTGCCCACGCGTTCTTTGCGACGTTGTCTAGCGGCGTGTCGTCGACTTGCGTCCAATCAGTGCGCTGAAGCAAGCGGTCGCGTTCAGATCGAACGATGCGGCCTTGCTCTTCTGCTTTTGATTCGGCTTCTGACTTGGTTAGCTGGCTTACGATATAGTTCTGATTCCACACGCCATTGACGAGCAGTGCTGGTCCTTCGTCACGGCGCTGCGTCGCCGGATCGAAGTACGGAGGCGTTACAAGCTTAAGTTTGCTAACGCCGAACTTTTCGAACTGCTCAGTCGTAAGCTTTCGAGCAACACAGAAGTTGTCCTTGTCCCACCGCGTCGGCTCGATGTCGTTGATGTGGCGCACGAACGTGTCGCCCTTGGATTGGACGTAGCGAAGCATTATTTTGATTCCTTCTCTTTGGCTGCACGCTTGGCCGTCGTGCGGATGACGGCTGCGTCGTATGCCTGTTGATCGTCGATCTGTGAGCGAAGTGCGGCCATGATGGACTTGACCTTCTTCATCTGACCTAGCGTGGAAGCGAGGCGCTGCGCCACGTCGACCTTGAACGCTTCGTCGTCGTCGTCGGTATTTGCCAGCAGGTGCTCAAAGTTGGCGCGGTCGAAGTCGTAGTGAAAATACTCCACCTCGCGGGCGTAAATGGCTTCCGCGATGGTGTCGTACTTGTAGGAGCTGGTCAGTTGTGTGTAGCTCATGCTAGGGATTTGTTGTGAATGCGACACTACGCCCGGTTCCTGTTGGCAACGTTGCTGTGGTGGTGAATTTTGTGCCAAAACCAGAACCGCTCCATGGGTACGCGGTAACGAATGGCGTTGTTGAGTGCGCGATAGCGATGGCGTCTCCTGCTGGACTAAATGCGACACCATTCCCAGTGCTTGTTGGCAACGTTGCTGGGTCGGTGAATTTTGTGCCAAAGCCAGAACCGCTCCATGGGTACGCGGTAACGAATGGCGTTGTTGTGTGCGCGATAGCGATGGCGTCTCCTGCTGGACTAAATGCGACACTACGCCCGGTTCCTGCTGGCAACGTTGCTGGGTTGGTGAATTTTGTGCCAAAGCCAGAACCGCTCCATGGGTACGCGGTAACGAATGGCGTTGTTGAGTGCGCGATAGCGATGGCGTCTCCTGCTGGACTAAATGCGACACCATTCCCATTGCCTGCTGCCAACGTTGCTGGGTCGGTGAATTTTGTGCCAAAGCCAGAACCGCTCCATGGGTACGCGGTAACGAATGGCGTAGTCTCGTGCGCGACAGCGATGGCGTCTCCTGCTGGACTAAATGCGACACTACGCCCGGTTCCTGCTGGCAACGTTGCTGGGTTGGTGAATTTTGTGCCAAAGCCAGAACCGCTCCATGGGTACGCGGTAACGAATGGCGTAAAAAGCTGCGCGACAGCGATGGCGTCTCCTAGTGGGCTAAATGCTACACTCATCCCGCTTCCTGTTGGAAACGTTGCTGGGTTGGCGAATTTTATGTCAAAGCCAGAATTGCTCCATGCGTACGCGGTAACATATGGCGTATTATCGTGCGAGACAGCAAGTGAAGATTCATAACCAAATTGAAATAAGTAGTTAGCCGCCCATTTTGTTGAGCCGACTTTTATCGCCATTAGAGAATTGTTTTGTGCTACATTAGCCGTTCCGGTCAATCCATTGCCTAATGTGAGCGTGTCTGAATTAATTTTTACACGGATTCCAGGTGCATTTTTTTCGACCGTAAAAAGAATTACAGTCCCAATTGGAAATGCGACACTGCTGTTGGCTGGAATAGTGAACGACCGAATAGCCGTATCCGACGCCGGCTGGAAAATGTGCTTTCCAGCGTCGCTCAGAACAAGCGTGTAGTCGGCCGATTGGCTGTTTTGCGGGAAACTGACGGCACCACCAGCAGCTGCCGCACTTGTCCACGTCGTTCCGTTGCTAGTTAGCACATTGCCCGATGTTCCAGGCGCAACGGTCGTGAATGCACTTGTGTCGTTGCCCAGAATGACGTGATTGGCCGTGACGCTCGCCAATCCAGTTCCGCCATTCGCTACCGGCAGCGTCCCAGTCACCGACGCCGTCAGCGAAACATTGCTGACCACGATAGGAACATTTGAGGCCGCCGTGATGCGTCCTTTTGCGTCAACCGTGATTGAGGCAACCGAGCTTGCTGATCCGTAGTTGCCTGCCGTGACGCTCGTATCAGTCAGCGAGAAGTACAGCGTTCCGGTAGTCGTAATCGGACCGCCAGTGACTGAGATGTCTGCGCTGCCCTGCGCGGTAACGCTGGTCACTGTGCCGCTATACTGGTCGGCCGAGTTGATCGTAAAGTTCGGATACGTCCCGGTCACGCTGGTCGTGCCAGTGCCCGTCAGCACAACCGTCTGATCCGGTGCCGTATTGATGACTTCGATTGCACCGCTGCTCGTGATCGGACCGCCCGAGATCGAGATTCCCGTTCCTGCGGTGAGTGAAACGCTCGTGACGGTTCCAACGTATTGGTCAGCCGACGAGATCGTGAAATTCGGATAAGTGCCAGTGATTGTCGTCGTGCCACCCTGCGTGAGCACAACGGTCTGGTCGGGAGCCGTGTTGGTTACCTCAATGGTACCGCTCGCAGTGACTGGACCGCCAGAAATAGAAATGCCAGTTCCAGCGGTCAGCGACACGCTCGTCACAGTGCCGACGTACTGGTCTGCGCTACTGATCGTGAAGTTGGGATACGTCCCAGTGATCGTCGTGGTTCCGCCTTGCGTGAGCACCACCGTCTGGTCTGGCGCAGTATTCGTGACCTCAATGGTGCCGCTAGAAGTAATCGGCCCACCGGAAATGGAGATGCCCGTGCCAGCCGTGAGCGCGACACTCGTGACCGTGCCGCCAACATCGAGCGAGGACAGCGTGCCGCCAGTGTAGGTTAGGCCAGTGCCAATGGTAACAGATGAGAAGCCACCCGAGCCGTTGCCGGCCAGAATCGCCGTGCCAGTCGTGGCAGGCGCGAAGTAGGTTGTGGACTCAAGCGCTGCCGAGCCTAGTCCAAGCGCCGTTCGCGCTGCCGATGGCGCGTAGTTTTCCCAGCGCGAGTCGCCAGCGTCGTAAACAAGAAAGTCGTTGCCCGTTAGGCTTGTGATTTGAACGTTGCTAT